CTAGTCGCTCAGGTACAGTACTTGTTATTGACTCACAATATGCAACAGTTGTGCGTAGATCATCTACAGATGGTGTTTTACCGTAAGTACCATAGGATGCAGTAGTCCATACATTGGTGCGGTCAGATGTGTTTTTCACCCCATCGTATCTCGGTTCACGGTGGCGTCTAGTTGTGTAGTTTGAGTCCGGAATTGGGAATTTAAATGCACTACCAGATATGATTAAATCAAAATTTACTGGTGCCTGGGAGCCGGTTTGGGACATGGTTGAATAATCCACATCCATGAATAACGTACCAACTCGTGAATCTTCAACATTGTTCAACATCGGGTTATCGCCACTGTTTGGGTTATTTAAACTTTGTGTAGTTGCGGTTAAGTTGGTGCCAGGTAATTCACCATTGTAAAATTCGTCTTGTGTTGAATGTATGCGCGGTACGGAACCGGATAATGTTTGAATTGATTCGGTCCATACTTGTTGTGTATTTGATGGTGTATTAAATGAATTAAACATACCAGCACTACCACCGTTTATATCATATGCAGTACCTTCTTGAAAATCGTTCCATTGTGGTTTAAATGTACCGGATATTTCAACATCACTGTATGTTAATTGTGGTTGTGGGTATTTGTTTCGCTCAAGTATATGTTGTTTAATTACGATTCCAGATGCCAAACCAGTACGTGCTGGAACGAAATCGCGGATCATTTTGAATAGTGAATTGTCGAAGAATTTGATTAAACGTATGAAATCAACCAAATTGTAGTTTTTGGTATATTTCTGGAAATAATCATGTCGCAGTGCATCTAAATCTGGGTATGTTTGGGCTGAACCAGATCGGAGTCTAGGGTCACCTATATATTCACCAATGTTGAATGAGCCGATTTGATGTGCAATATCGTCGTTTATTTCGTTTTGTGGTGAAAATGCTACCTCTAAATAATTGATGTTTGGTGTATAGCTAGAGCTAGCGTTGGTTTGCTGCGATAAAACTCGAAATGGTGATAACGTGTCACCGGATGGAAGTACGTTGTCTTCCACGCGTATTTTATCCGATATCGCGTTTTTAATACCAACTATGGGTTGGTCAATAAATATGTGCTCTACGTTTGGTAGAAATACAGGTGATGCGTCAAAATAAAAATCACTATGCCCATCAAATGAATGAACTATATCCCACGAACCAGTTACACGTGGGTGAATGGATGATGTACCTAAATATAATTCACCGCCCACTGGTGCTCTAAATGCGAGTACATCTGGTGATGAATTAAGTGTATTTCCTTCAGTGGAATATGGGTTCATAACGTAGTCTTTGAATACGTTAACGTCTATTACATCACTGTAATAGCGTATTTCTTGGTATGAACCTACAAATGGTGTAAATGTTCCGGTAATATTTCCTAATTCATCATATACATTAACATCATATACTGCTATATCATATCCCATCGGATCCCGCACATCAAACATAGCTGGGAAATAAGATGTTTCAGTGGATATCCAACGTGATGGGGTAGTGGTAATGGAACTGGATGCTAAGTGGTTGATGCGGGTTAAATTATCTCCACTGCCCTCTGGTTGGTTTCCCGCATATAATGTGAAAGTACTTTGATCGCGGGTAATCATTACTGACCACCAATCACCATCGTATAATGGTAAGTATACGCTAGCAGTTGCTGTGTTTATGTTGGTGTTTGGGTAAAATGTTAAATGTGCGTATTGGTATTGTGGATCAATAATGGAACCATCATGTGCATCTTTTGCATATCCCGAGCCTGTGTAGATGATAGATAATGCAGTCCCACCATCACCATACCATAAACTTTGGGATGGTTGAATATTAGTTTCGGGTAAACCATATGTTTTGAATCGAAACATAAGTGTTTCAGGAACATCGTTTGCTGAATCCCATTCTGAATTTAATGCCCAAGATGATGATATGTAGTTATTTCCAGCAGTGGAAAATTCGTAGTTGAATTCGTTCTGCCAGTAATCCCAGTCATTTGAGTTTACTTTATCCTTACCGCCATATTCATTTATCCTCAATATAGTATCTGGGATACCATATGATGTAATTAATGCGCGCAATCCAGGTAGGGTACCTTTTGATTTAAGTAAATATGGTATGTTATGGTAAATGCGTTTATATAGTGATTTATTTACATCATCCATTGGCATGTTGTCATTGGATGCCGATATGAATGCGTCTATATATTCAAATCCGGATGGTGTAGGTAATGATCCAGTGATGTTTGGGAATGGAAACACACTACCCTGTGGGGTCAACCCCAAAAATGCGGAGAACAAATCCTCGTTACTGTAATTGTTTTGATATAATTTAATACCAAAGTCGCGTATAGCATCGGCAACTATGTCTTTTGACATACCATATTCTAAACGGTTGTCTGCGTTATATCGTTGCGTTACTTCGCTGTAGTATATCCAGATGTTGTCATAGTGTTGACCCAGCATGTTAATGAACAATTCATATGGTTCATTGTTTGGATCCTCACGTAGATATTCTGGGATGGAGTATATTAGGTTGTTTGGGTTGGTATTGTCATACAATGATGCAGATACTATCATCCCACCATACAATGGACTATATTCGTTAGTACTACCAAGCCATGCTTCAACTTCAGGGCTGTTTGGTTTAGCCAATTCATATGGTTGTACAGATGTGGTTTTAGGCCATGCTTGTGAACCTGATTCATAGTATAGGAAATAATCATACCCGTCAAAATTGGTGATGATGCTGTTGATTTTTTCGCTGTATACCGCTTTACTGTTAATTATTTCGGTTGGTGATGAGGTTGTATTGTCAAGTAAAGATATGGACGCTGAATATTGTTCGATAAGGGATACCTTGTAGTAGAAATTCTCAAGTCGCGTTTTAGCAGAGCTAAAGTGGATGAAATTACTAAAATCAGTGTAGTCGATGTTTATATCAATTTCCTTTTCTTCAAGTAAACTATTGATTTGGTAATATGAACTGGTTTGTTGGGTTTGAATTAAATCAGCATATGTTAATTCGTTGGTTGAATTATTGATTTGATCCTTAATGCTAATATTGTAATTCGGTCCCTTAATTGGCTGAGAATCACTGAATATGATTGGCTCGTCTTCGAATTTTACTTGGTATGATGTGGGTTCTTCAAATGAGGTAACGATCCATAATGTTGAATTAATTATATACTCATCAGGTAATGGTTCATATAATTTAATTAATATGGATGGGTCAGCTTCATTGGTTGAGTCAAGTACAATATTATTTGCTAATGCTAATTTGTTTTCGCCGAAGTTAAGGTAAAAATCAAGGAAATATTGGCTATTTTCCCTCTCGTTTACAAATGTATTGGTTTGCTCAATTAAATCCAGTGAGGTCAATGATGTGCTGTCCAAACGTATTTCGGTGCGGTCAGCAGATATCTCAGATATATATAGTTTTTGTAAATCAGAACCAACTTGTTTGTTGTAGAAACTATATTGGGTTATGAACTCACCCTGGGTGAATGATAAGTCGGTTAAGTTTTTTTCAGGGTCAAATGTGATTTGGGTCAATTCATTAGTTAATGATGATTGCCCATCATTCAATACTGAATAATCTTTGAAATTGTATTCTGAATGGAGTAGGTTTAGGTTATTATCATATACAAAAAACTCAATGGTACTATTGGGTACAAGTGTAGTGTTTGTCTCAAATGATGGGATTAAGTTTACATCTTGAGATTCGTATGATGGTAGGTTTAGCCCAATTGGTTCTGATAATTGTGTAATTGAAGCGGCCATTTAATTATATGGTTTTTGTTTGTAACTCTATTACTTGTTTTTGAGATTCAAGTAAATCTATGCGTAGTTGTGCTATTTCAGCTTGCAATGCGGTAATTTCCTCCAAATCTGGTTGGAAATTGATATATTCACTACTTTTGGTAACTAAATATTCGTGTGAATTTACTCCAGTTTCTGGTATATCATAGAATAATTCATTATACATTTCAAAAAATGCTTCAACGGTTGGTCTACTTTCAATTTGTTGCTGCACCGTTTGCACACCAAGTTGCTTGAATGATGTGTCTATTACTTTAGTATAATAGCCTTTATTGTATACCTGTTTGGCAAACTTTACATTCTCGCTCATCCGTTAATAACTTTAAAATAGTAATTGTCGTCAAGTAGGATTGTGGATCCGTTTATTTCAGTTTTAATTACTATGGAATAGTAACGTTCCGGCTCTAAACCATTCATATATACAGTAAAATAGTTTCCTCTATCGTCTGCACTAATTTGTGTATAATCTGTGCTAAAATTACAAACATATTCATTAGTATCCAAGTCTTTTATAGCAAAATATGAAGAAGTGGGTAAATAATGTGTACCAGTAAATAAAGAACTGGTTTGGAATGTCCTGGTTGGGTATAATGGATTTACATTAAGGTAAAAACGGTTAATGCTTTCTGGGCGGAATGTTGATGGGTTTTCGGCTAGTGATACTTTAATATTTTCTGTGGTAACTATACTAGATGTAGCGGAACCAGTTAATATTGTGGAATAATCTCTCCATCTAAATTCCAAATGGGGAGGATATATTGTGTTGGTATCTACACTGTAATAATTAAATAATGGTTGGTTATTTAAATCAGTATTAAATTCAAATGAACTAGATAATTTGGTGATAAAACCATAGTTAGGTATAACATCATGGTACCATACTTTAACTATAGGGGTTACATCAACGTCAATATCTTTTAAATCAACCGGTTTAAACGGTGATTCATATGGAGTTTTTAATTGTTCAATATTAACATAATCAGGTTCTACGTAATCATACAATACATAAACTCTACTTAAATCATCGTATATCCAGTTACCCCCACCTTGAGTTGAGAATAATGGGTCATATGAACTAGTGAATTGAAATCCATTTATATCGCCTGATCCCAACCACCCCCCTGTTCCAGCATGTAGTGGAGTGTTCCAACATGCTCCATTTTCAGTTGATGGTGAATCTAAATGATATCCAGTGCCCGCAACCCATGACTGAGCTAAAGGTAATATTTCAATTGGTGTTGGTTGGTTGATGCCGTTGGCGGTAGCAATAAAGTTTCGTAAAGAAACACTATATTTTGTACCTTTTATATTATTGTCAATTACATATTTTATTTCATCATTATCATATAACGACAAATAACGTGCCACTTGAGGTCTTTCAGAAGTATCCAATTGGTTAAATACTTCACACATAGCGTCCATTCCCGAGTTTTCGTCAGGGTAGTATGAATATAGAGTGGTATCTTGGAGGGGAAATAGTTTATATATCGCCATTTAATATATTTTATTATAAATATGGCGATATATAGTTTTACTATAGGGGAACTATACGACCTTTAATATCAGTGTCTGGGTAGCGAAGCTCAAATATGCTTGGGTCTAGAGATGGGTAGATAACTTGGTTTTGGGTTGCACCCTCTATATCATATGCATGCTGGGAGTATCCAGATGATGTGCCCGCTTTATTTTCGATTTTGATGGATTTAACGGTTTGTACACCTTTCACTTTGTCTAAAAGGATATATAGGTCGCGTATCATTATTGGTTGGTTAATTTGCCAACGGTCTAAGCTAAAATAATTTCGTATTTCGGTTATACACCCTAACAGTACTTCATTGTTGTTGCTGTTTGGAGTAGTAATTATTTCAAAATTAACACCTATATTGATTATATAAGCATCACGTATTTCAATATTGTCTCCAATCATTCTATATTGGGATAGATATGTGCGGAGATTTTCCTTTAATGTTTCAGATGGGTAATCAAGTTGCCCATTTGAATTTTGGGATAACACATGCATGTTTAAGGTTTCTATTGTGGAAACCTGGTTATCCGTTAATTTGGGTTGTTCAATATATAATTTACTTAATGTGCCGAAATCGGATGGCATACTTAATGCGCGAATCAGGTAATCATCGGCCGTAACTGAGCGATTTTGTGATGCAATCAGCATAAGCGTGTTCTGACGAATTTCCTCCGTTGTATCGCCACCCTTACCACCACTGGCCGCTAGTGGGTTATTTGATGCAAGTGATGCAAATATATAATCTGCTGTGGTTGGGTTTAGATTGGTTTGATTAAATTTGGTGGTGGATGTAGAAATAGATGTTAGTGTATTTGCAGGCATATTAGATGTAACCCCCCCACCTACTAAATAACGCACAGTTAGTACTGTATTGGATGGAGCTATACCATAGGTTCCAGTATATAAAAAATTAGTTGGTGAATATGCTGATGTTAATTTGTTTTGTTTAAACGGTAAACCCAGACCTACGTTATTTGGGTTTGGAATAATTTCCTCGTCGCTGTCGTTTGGTGCACCTGCACCAAATTGAAGCTGTAGTGTATTACTGGATATAAATCGGGTTGCGAATCTGCGTTGTACTTTTTTCAATCGGAGCAGATAGGGTACATCTTTGCCGCTGTTTGGGTCGTTTATGTTGGTGTTTTTAATTGAATCCATGACCATTTCTTGGCCTAAATGATCTACCTCATACCATATATTTCCATCCGAATCAACTATATCCAATATTTTAATGATACTACTATCATTAATGTTTACTGTAGCAAATTGTTGCGGGTCATTAAATGAGAATGTGGTTTGTTTAATGGTAGCTGATATAGCTTTGCGTGATTTTTTCAATAAATAATATTGAGGTACACCACCAGCTATTTGATATATAGATACATCAGTTGGATCTTGTGAACTGGATGTTGAGAAATCAATTTTGTCTTGGATTAAAAATGATAATCCATTGGCTGATACCGTAGTATTTTCACCTACTGTTAATGCGTATGAATAGTCTGGTGCTACATCACCCCCACCAATTGATATGGCTGGTAATTGTTGGTATACATCAATTGTGGTTTGGGCAGCGCTGGTTGTTTTAGGTCGGTACCCAAACATATATGACAATTCATATAAATTGTTTGTTTGTTGGGCATATTGGATGAAATTTTCCTGTATTTGATTGTCAAGATAAAAACTCAAAACATCACCAACATATGCTGATTGTTCCATCACCATCATTCCAGGTGAAGTTGCCGAAAAGTCAGTGTATGTGTTTGGAAAATATGTTTTAGTATATTCTATTAACCGTTGTCTAAAACTGGAGAAATCGCGGTTTAAGTATTTGATATCTTGGCTCATTTTTTATTGGTTGGTAAGTGTGGTGGTCAGTGATGTTGATTCTTTAGTATTTGCTATGGAAAATTCCAGGGTTAGTGTAACGCTACTTACATCAGAATTACCAGTTAATGTTAGATTGTTGACTATTACTGAGGGGAATACTTGAGATATCTCGGTAGATATACGTTCTTTCAGCATATCTAAATTGTTTGTGTTAATTTGTTCAAATATAAATAAACGCAAACCAAATCCAAATGTTGGTAGATACCGTCGTTCCCCAGGATTAGTTAATAGCCAATTAAGTAAATTATTTTTAGTTGCCTGTAGATTAGTATAGTTAGGTGAAAATACAGCATCACCATTAAATGGTAAATTTATCCCATTAGCTATATCTTTGTCTAAATCACTAGGATATATTTGTTGAGGATTATACGGCATCTAAATTATTTGTTAAGTAAGCTCATAATTTGATCCATACCTAATTCACCGTTCCCTAAGTTACCATTAACTGGGTCGCCAACAGAAGATGGGGTGAATCTAGGTACATCTCCACTGGTGAAACTCATTGCAGTTTCACCTAACATTTCACTGTATTTTTGTCTCATATCAAACGTTGGTTGAGTGAATGTTGGTTTATATTCAGGTGTTGATGGTTGAGTATGGATTTCTTGAATGGTTGTTTTAGGTGTTTTTAGTGCCTCTAACAATATATCTTTCATTTCATCTCGGATTGCATCACGCACCGCTTCTTTAATTAATTGTTTAAGTTCTGACGTTTTCATATGATTATAAATATTTGATTAGGTTGCTTTTAAATCGTTTTGTTGTATATAGAATATCAACTCATCTATCAATATCTGATCAATTGAGCTGAAAGACCACTCTCCTTTCAACATTACTACATTACTTCGATTTTTGGCTATTGCTCGTCTGCGTTTAAGTGGTTTTTCTGTCACCTCTAGCTCAACACTTAATGTGAATCCATTTATTGAATTGGGGGTGGTTGATGTAGGTTGTTCTTGTTTTATATTCTGAGTGGAGTCAGATAATAATTTACTTATGCGCTCTTGTTCTTGTGGAGTGTCAGGAGAACAATGTTGTGTTAGCGCATCTACTAAACTTAAATATTTGATTAATATATCCAAAGTGGATTTTATTATTACCAACGTGGTTAATGTTCCTGCACTAATATTAGTAAGTTTACTCACGCTGGCCTCTATTTTTCTAATAGTGTCCTGAATGCGAGTTATTTCACTGACTGGGATACCAACCCCAGCAACTGCTACGGGGGTGGGGAGATTTTTAATTACTTGGAGGGCTATATTCATTCCACCTAAAATACCTGTGGTTATACCGATGGCTTTTGTTGAACTATCTATGACAACTGCTATAGAATTTAATTTTCTGTATATATTATTTTTGGTAGCTATGGATTGTTGAATTACTTCAGGTGTAGGGCAAGTTGAATTATTCACATACTCATCAATTGATGGTTGGGATTGTTGAATAATTTCACTTGCTTTAGATATCCCATATTGGGATAGTATGTTAAGTGCTAAGGGTAATAATTGGGTTTTAAGGTCTTTTGATATTTGGGTGAGTCGTTTGCGGGTGAAAAACTCACTGTCTTTTTTGGACTGTAAAGTAAGTTTTAATTGGGTGTCGTCCATTTGGAGGGATTTTAGTTTATCCGCGGTGACATCAGATTTTACGGGTTGGAGAGGAATTGGCCCAAGGTTTTGTTTAGGGGTGTTATCTCCTTTATATGGTTTTATTTGGGTTGGAGTATAATTTTTTAATGATATTTTAATAGAATTATCTAATGATGGAATCATTATTTTAAATTTACCATCAGCTCCGGTTTTGGTGGTTTTTGATTGGGCACCATTTACCGAAACTACCTTAGCACCTTTTAATGGTTGATTTGTAGTTGCATCTATAACTATCCCTTCAATATCAAAAATATCACTTTTACTTCCTGAGGGTAGTGATTCGGGGGTATTAAGGGGGTTGATTGGATCCATGATCGTATGTTATTTCAATTTAATATAATTGGATTTAATTTTACTCAAATTATCAATTATAGTTTGGATTACTGTTGAAGCGTTACTTCCTACTATATTACCAGCAGGATCAGGTACAGGGACACCCCCAGGAAATATTTGGGATACTTCCATTACATCTGCCATAGATTTTAAGGCAATACATAGCTGGGTGAGTAGAGTAACTGTTGTATCGCCCAATAATGCAGATTCAGTTGCCGAAGATGGGTTAGGCCCTAATCTAATGTCATTACTGTGTAAATATAGTTGATTTAACGATTCAATATTTACACTATCATTGGATGATATACCAACTGATTTATGCCCACTAATTAATACACTATCAGTTTTAGCATTTAATACTACCCTGTCTGATATTAATACAGCTTGAGGTAAAGTATATGTTGATGGGGTTATGGGTAATGTGGAATATGAATTAAAATTTTCATTTGCTAATGCAAATGGTAATTTTTGGGTGGTGGTTAAATATAGGGATGATGGATCCTTAGATATATTTTCAGATATGGGAACCCATGGATCTCCACCTTTTGTTGATTGCCCATTTCGTATTATAGTGATAGGGTCACCACTATTATTCCCGAATCGCAAACTCTGCCCATATCTACCTACGTATGTTACGTCTCCAGAATTTTGAGTTAATGGGCTTATAACTCGCTCGGTAAATGTTTTTGGTTGTTTTTGTGGGATGGTGTTTTTAGGTATGCCAAATTCAGCCATCCTATAATCTTTCACAGATGTCTGGGTTGATGGGGGGGTATCTGTTGGGAATGATATATTGTTATTTACTGATGATATACCGAATGTTGAAATTGGGGATCCATATTGCCATACTCGTCCTGGGTTATTACTTGCGGGTAATGGGTATAGGGGAACAATTTCGTTTACTGTGGGTATGTTTATTACATATGATGATTTGGGGGTGGCTATGTATTTTCTTCCGGCAGTATTAGCAAAAATTGATTCGGCTAATATTGTTCCTAATTGGGTATAACTTTCACCAGTAATGGGATCCAATATTGGGTCGGGGCTATCAGTGGTGATAACCTGTTTAACAACAGCATTAAGTGGATCGAAATTTGAATTTAACGGTAATGATGAATTACTAGTTACTGATGAGCGTATTTGACTTTTATTTCCGAAATTAGCATATCCCCCCATTTTAATCTTTAAGTTTAAAATTTTTAACCTCAGCCAGTAACTGTGCTTTTTCTTCTTCAGTCATACCCAAACTACCATCGTCTGATTTACTTTGACCTAAAGAACGTTGAACAATGGTAGCCATTTTGATCAATTGCTCATCGTTCTTTAATCCCAATTCCATATATTCTTTAATCAATGGTACTACTAAAGTAGCATCACCTATATCATTTATTAATGGTTTTAACTCATTAATTAACGCAGCTATTTGTTGTTCTTTTTTCTTTTGATTATTGTATATTTCTTGTAACATGTCGGAAAATTTCTTTTTCCCGAATATTACTGTATCTAGATTACTCATTACATTTTAGTGATAAATATTACGTAGTAAATTCTATATAATTATGGTCTAAATAATACGTGTAATTTTTCTTGAATATATCGTACATAACATTAGCTACCTTAGTGATTCGAGGTGCCTTGATGTCTGGGACCATCTCGTAGATGTAAATGTAGAGGGCTTTTTTATTGAATACATCAATCAAGTCGCGTTTACGGAATAGTTCCAGAATTGAATCAGCAATTTTGATATCTTGTTCTTTGGAGAATACGGTGTGGATCAAAGTAGTCATTTCATTTACATATTGATCCATAAATATAGATAATTTATCATCTACAGGTGTTGAATCTAATGTATATGCTTGATTATGATCGTTATTTAATTCATCCACAGCAACTTTCTGCACTTTATTTTTGTACATTTTATTGTTATATATAATGCACCATCTTTTCACAATAGTACCAAAATATGAATATGCTTTGGCACCATTTGAAGGATTAAATAAATGTATTTTACTTAATAAGAATGTGATTATTTCGTGTTGGAGGTGCTCCAAATTATCTACCTCAGTGTGGTAAAATTTAAAGGTATGAATTATATTTTGTGTTAATTTGAAAAATGCATAGTGGATCTTTCGTTCATAAATTAAATTTCGTAATTCAGGATCAGGTGTGTTATTGTATAATACAATAGCATCTTCAGTATCTTGTGTGAAATAATTTTTGTCTTTAGCTACTTTAGGCATGGGGTAGGTTATTGTTGCTTTACGTTGAATTCGTTGAGTATTTCTTGTATTTGTTTAATTCCATCAAATATAACTCCAGTTTCATCATCGTTAGCGAATGCACCCATTTGGTCTAATTCTTTAATTTTATTGTCCGAAACCTCAATCACTCTAGATAATTTATCTAAATAGTCAAGGTAACTAATTAATATGGTTTCGGATTTTTCTTGTTTCCTAAATAGGTTGTATGTAGTAAAACCTAAAACTAAAACTAAAATAGATAAAGTGATTATAATTGCTAATATCATAAGTTGTCTAATAAATTTCGTAAATTATCACTTTTAATAGATCCCAACGCTTTGTTGCGAACTGTGTCTTTTTTGGAATTGGTGGGGTTGAATGTACTAGTTTTCTTTACGGCAGGCACGTTTTTTTTCTCTTTCCCTAATTTTGGGAACCATTCTCTCTCAAACTCAATTCTAGCGGCCATTAAATCAGCCTGATGTACTATATATGGGAGTGAAGTACGTGGTTTTTGTCCCGGAATGAATGATATGAGGTATTTTTTGTTACCTTCATCATATAATCCATCGTGTGTCTGGATAGTGATCATTTCGTTGAATGAATATTGCACACCATGTGATTGAAGTAAAAATAAACCTCTATCGGGAACAGAAGCAAATGGCAATGATTCATTGAACATGTAATCTTCTCCCAACTTGTCTTTTCTCCACTGATCTGTTTGTGGGATATACGATTCGTGATTTTCATCACCAATTTTACCTAAATCGTGATTTAATGCAGAAAACACTAATTCCTCAACTGTGTATGTGGAAATGTCAACCCCGTGTTTTTCCCAGATTCCATGTTGATCTAAAGCACATTCAATTACTCTATTAACATGCTCAACATACCCTCCAGGGAATGCATTATGATATTCAGCTTTATGACTAGCAGGCATCATCATTATGCGATCTGCAAATTTTTCATAGAATGCTAATAATTTCTCTTTACGTGGGGATTCGATGTATGTTTCGATATATCCCAACATTTTTTCCCAGTTGCCTAGGATCGCTTCAGGTGATAAATTCATAACTTATTATTTATATTTATAGATTAATATACGAAACCAAATTTAGTGTATCAAGTATTTTCAATGAAGTCCTGGATTTGTTTGAGTAGGGCACATTTTTCGTATTCTTCAAGGGCTAGGTAGTGCTCCATGCATGGGTTGATACACTCATTTAATTTAGCGTGGGGTATAAATCGCAAACACTCTTGCCATTTTTCATCTGTTAAGTCACATTGGCTTATCCAAAACCATGCTCTAGTATACATGACAAAATCCCCAGCTTCGTTTATGTCGGCTTTGTCTAAGCTAGGATCAGCCTGCTGAAAGAAATCAATCACTTGACGCTTAAAAATGATTCCATTGTTGATCAATTTAATAAACATTTTAACCTTGAAATGAGGAGTAGACTTATAGTCATCTATTTCTTGCTCTAAACGTTCATTTGTCTCTTTGTCGTTGTCGAAGAAACCAAATAAATCAAATACCCTCTCCAGATTCATAATTCTATGTATATATTATATTTTAGCAATTGATCCGCGCGTTAAATTAATTGATTTGCGCACAATCATACATATTACAAACTATTACCTATATTAACTATTACATCAATGGCTTCATCGGCTCCTATTTTAAAAAACTCACGTTGTTTTCTAATGCGAAATGATTTAAAATGTTCATGTACCATTGTTTCCAATTTTCTCCCATCAATGCATCTATATGCAAAGTCAACTACAAATTCATCAGGCACACCAGTGTTTTTTGACAATATTTGTGCTCTATCGTATGGATTTAAGGATGTATAACCTATTTTAATTATATCAGGCATATATTTGTTTGACATAATATAAACAAATTGCTCACCATTTACCCCACCAAATTCTTTCTTTGGCTTATTGGTAAAGTAAATTACTTTATCCCACCCATTGTCTTCAACTGTGGTAAAATAATGTGGTTCAAAGTGAGTATATCCGTCTTCGCTAGTTGGAATGAACTTGAATGATTGCTCGAGTGTAATATATTTCATAACCTTTATTTTTTTATTGTTTAATTAAAATCTAACGGTAGCACCGCCTTTATACCACGGTAATCCTTCACGACCACGCAATGCTTTTTTCCATTCTTGGTGAGTCATCTTGATCCCGTTAATGTAGTATTCTGCTAATTTTTCATTACCTTGTGGTATAACAGCTGGACCATCCCAGCTATGTAATTTACCGTCAAATGTGGTCATGATGGTTCCATCAGATGTGGTAATGGTTTTTCCTTTTTTATAATTAGTATCCATATTTGATTTATTAATATGGTTTAATATACGAAAACATTGGGTTAAAACCAAATATTTTTAACTAATGGTAAGCGACACTTTGCCTGTTCCTCTTACTCGAAGTGTAGCTCCAAGTGGAACTCCAATTACATTAGTTGCAGGGGTGAATGTAAATGAGCAAGAACCTGATGGGATTACAAAAGCGGCAATATAATCGCCGAATGATACATTATTCACCATATTGGTGTAGTTTGCAAATGAACCAGATAAGTTTTTAGGTGATGTACTCGTATACGCATATTCTTGCGTAGATAAAATAGTTTCGAGCGCGAGATAAGCGCAGTCACCCGGGTTATCGACACTGAACGTGTAAGTAGTATTTTTCGCTAAGCTCGGCGCGTAACTTCCGCTATCATGAAGTTGTTCTGGAGTGTATGTAATCATTACTGGAATATTGATTTGATTAATAGTATGGGTGATAGGGTTAGAGTCGCAAATCCAATTGCGAGATAAAATGGTATTTTAATAAGTTTCATCATGTTTATAAATATTGTTGAAAAAAACTTGGCGCTAATGTTTTTGCATTGTATATTGAAACCGGGGTTTAAAAATAGATATAAATAGGGGTTAAGGGAAACGTAGGATGAATGGAATGAGGGAACGGATGATGAACATGGGGGGTAGGGAAAATATGGAGACATGTACCCGGTACATAGGAAATATGGATGAACGGATGAGTATATTGGTATATATTTTGTCGACGGTTGAGAAAGGGTACAGAAGAAAGGATTTGAAATCTGTGAGTTTCTGGAATGTTTGTCTGTTTCGAAATTTTATTTGATTTTGTGGGGGGTTATTTGTATGTTTAACCTGGGATTGAAAATAGATAGGGTAAATGTTTAGGATATAGGTATATAATTGGTTGATGGGTAAAATGGTAAAAAAATGGTTGGTTAGAGATGGGATAAACGGTTCCCGGTTGATTAATGGTAATTTTAATAATATGTTATTTGATATATAAGGATATACAATGTCGATGTGAAGGTTTTATAAGCGAGTTGTGAAGGCGTCTAATTCACGCCCC